CCAGTCAGTTTGAGGAATGTACATTTCAGTTCAGGATAATACGATAGTCAATGGAATTGATGCACCAACCTGCGGCAGAAGTAATCTCTTCTACAAGATCGTCGCCGTCTTCTGCCTCCCAGAATGTGCCAATGTAATCTTCATACAAATCAACACGTTCTTGTTCGGTTAGTTCTTCCTCAGCAGAATCACAGTCAAGGTCAAACTCAATCTCAGTGACTTGGAATTGCATTAGTTTGCAGGAAAGTTACGGCAGAATGATTACACTGGTCATGTATCAAACCTGAGTAAAATCAGGTGCCCAGATAACAGTGTAACTCGGTTCACAGTTACCAATTTCATGATAGGTGTCCAACCACTCACCATACTCTTCATAGAGAGCACGCATGTTGTCAGTCTCATCAACTTCCATGAAAGAGTTGCAGAGATAGGTAATGTGTTCCAGTTGATCTTCAACAAGTTGAGTGCGATCGTCTTGGGTCATTGGGGTGTTCCCTTGATTACTTTAGTAGTATAGGGCATAGAGAGTGCCCTGGTGAGGTCATTGTGCCAGTTTCAGATCTGGCACACCTCATACACTGAACGCCGCTCAGTTTTGCTAATCAGTTTGGCATCCTTGGCACGGCGCACTGCCCAGAGCACAGAAGTCTTCTCTGCCTTGGTTTCAGCACCTAACGTTTCATAAAGTTCACACAATGCAATGTGCTTTCGATCCTGATTCACCATTGCGCGAATCAGAACTTGTGCCGCAATGTCATAGGCGCGGACGTAATCACCAGATTCTGAAGATTGGAAGATCATTGGTGGTTCTTTTGAACTGAAGTCAGTATAGGGGCAGGACACTGCCCCCAAGCGTCTCACTGTGCCACTTCCTCAACTGGCACAGGCAAACTTCCCGTAGTTGAAGTGATAGTGTGAGAATACCTCACGATTTACAAGTTTATAACTTCCATACTCATTTGACAGCACATATCCCTCAGCAGCAATGAATCGCTTACCAATGTATGCAAGAGGACCACCAGAAGTGGCACAAAGTGCCAATCTATCCTGCTTAATCGTCTTTATAAGTTTCCACAAACGCATAAGGTTGACATCGCAGTCCGCAGCGATCGACAGTGCCTCTGGGTCCAGTTCGGCACCGATTTTTATGAAAGTATTCAGAACCTTCTCAATTCTCCGTGCTTTTGCTTTAGTCTTGGCATATTCTACAGTTGTAGACATTTGCCGTGCAAAATTGACAACAGTAGTAAAGTCACCAGTATCCTGCCATGCTTCAGGTTGGACAAACATTACCTCACTGGTTGACTCTAACCGTGCAAGCAATGGCAGTGCCCAACTATCACGCAAGTCATAGTTTGCTTCATACATTGTGTGTGGAGCAATGATAACACTCTGAGTAACTACCTCAGGAAAGACATAAGTGACTGCCTGGGGGTGATAAGTAGAGTTACCGCCAAAACCAATAAAATCACCTTGATAGATAGAATCTGTGCGAGGAAGACTATCAAAGCAAGCGTGAAGAATATCCGCAACTTCACCTTCATAGTGTTGGTCAATCTCTTCATGGTTATGTGCAATCCGAATCTTTTGCTTGTTAAAGACTGCTTTAGTGCCTACAAAGAATGTACCAGTAGCAGGATCAGTGCCCCACACAATAGCAGGGCAACCGTCAATCTTTGCAGAAACATATGCAGGTTCAGTGAACCAATCAAGAACCTCAAGATCACCCATAAGGATAGAATCTTCAGGGTGGGGAAGGTGAAGGTTTTGCATTAGAACAAGCAGAGTTGATTGAATTGAATGTGATCGTCGCAAGAGTCGTCCTCTTGCAGATCTATCATATCAGTGTCAGTGTGGGTAAGGAGTTTGTCGAAAAGGAAGTTCACAAACTCACGATCTTCTTGAGTAATCATTCTTCTACAGGCATCAGATCATTGAGCATTTCTTCATCATAGAGTTCCATAATCTCTTCCTTCATTTGTTCTTCACTACAATCTTTATATTCTTCCATTAGAATATCATATGCAAATTGGCACAGAGAATCCATATCCATGCTATCAATAATCATGTTGGCATAGTTCTCTTTCAGTTGGAAAAGATCGGAATCGTTCATGATGTTAGGATCGGTGGGAAATGAAACGAAAGACATTAGTTACCAACGAATGTAGGTATTATCGGGATAGATTCCCATTTCTTCACATCGGCACTCATAAGCAATTCGCTTCAGAGTTTCAATGTCCATACCCTCAATCTCCTTCAGAATAGTGCGACGGATTTGAGCGGTTTGAGTATCGTCAGTGATGAGTGCCATTAGTAATCAATGTTGGAGAGAATGTACTCGTTGTAATCGAACTTGTTCTCTTCTTCAAGATCTTGCATTTCAGGAATGTCGAAGATCTCACCAGGGGCGTCAGCGATCTCAAAAAAGTCGTTCATTGGTTTGTTTGAACTGAAGTCAGTATAGGGTGGATTGGGCGGTTCAGAGCGAACCCTGGGACACTTGCTCAAGTGGCACACGCTTCACCTCAAGGCGCTTCCAACCACGGATCTCACGGATACCTTCCACAACCTGATTCACCACATTGTTGTGCTGACGATCCAAACCGCGAACACTCTTGGTAGCAGGGCGAGTAATGTAGAAAATGCTGGTGGTGTTGTCGCTGTTGTCAATGGAGACTTCGTAAGCGTTCATGGGGTGTTCCCTTGATTACCTTGTAATCATACAGAAGCACAGAGGCGATTCGGGAAGCACTGTGCCACTTCCGTAGGTGGCACACCTTGTTTATCAGTTAAGTACAAAACATATAACCTTTCTTCTTCTTCCCGTGCCTCAATCTCATGCGGTTGATACCAATACTCATACTTTTCCACGGGTTCTTTAGAATAACACAATTTTCCACTCCGAAACCGCAGAGAACCGCGTACCCATTGTGCCAGGTGGGTCAGTTCATGTAAAAGAGTTTTTACATACAACTCCTCGTCCATGTAGGTTTGAAGTTCGATCACAAAATGACGAGGACGATAAGTTTCACCAACAACGTCACAGTAACCAACAACCTGTTCACGTTTCAATCCACGGTGAATAATATCCAGCGTGATCTTGTGACGTGGAAAAAAGTTATTCAGAAACCAAGAGGTAACATCCTCACAGAGGACTTTAGAATAACCGTATCCAGAAGTGAAGACGTAAGACATACTCCCCAGTGCAAAAACCAAATGAATGAAGAAACAAAGACCAGTTTATGTGTCGTAGTCATTGTCAGAATCCCTCATGAGAACATAACTGATACCAGCACCAACTACAGAACCAACTAACCACCATGCCATAAAAGTAATCATGACCATGCACTCATAAACTCATCCAGGTGATACTCTTCATCTGTACTAGTCTCTACAATCAACTCATCATAGGTCATTTCTTTCAACATTTCAAGGTATTCTTCAGGAGTAGGATCTTCATCTGGATCGAAATCATCATGACAAAGAAAAACATACTCATTGTAAAGTGCGTCGATCAGTTGTTCTTTGGAAAAAGTCATTTGCGAACAATATGTTGAACGAGAAGAACTTGTGCTGCTCCTAAAGAATAAGCAACTAGGACTAGGATTCCAGTGGTTAGCATAATCAGCGAGCGTAAAGATAACCACCTGCCCAGTCTGCATTTTCCAGCAACCATTCACGATCGCTGATCAATCGCAGATCGTAGCGAACACCTTTGGCAGGAGACTTCCAGGAAGCAGACTTATACACTTCGCCAGTCTTACGATCAACGAAAGCGTGGACAGAGCGAGAACCATTGGCGTCCATAATGATTTTATGATACTTTCTACCAGTTTCAGGGTAGAACTCATAACCAGTGCGCCCGTGCTGATTCTCAAAGTTGTGGCGAAGTGCCTCACAGAGAGCATAAGTGTGACCCAGAACTGCGTTAGCAATGTTCTCTCGTGCCTCTTGCTGGGCAGAGTATTCAGCGAAGGTGGTAGGCATTGGTTTGTTTGAACTGAGGTTATTGTAGGCGATCCTAGAGGGATCTGAGAGCGTTACTGTGCCAGTTCTCCAAGTGGTTCAAATACTCTTCTTCATATTCAGTTTGGGTTTCTGGTCCGTAAATGTAAATCTCACGGAGTTCTTCCAGAAGTTCAGATAGACTCATTTCGATCGAACAGTTCAACTTAATAAACCTCCTGAATTGCTTGTTGACTAATTCTATCATACTGCCAATGCTCCCGAAGGAATCTCCTGACCTTCCATATAAGAATCACGCCAGGAGCAAGTATCATAACACAACCAACCGCTCAGTTGAGTATAAACATACGAATACTCTTCGCTGTTCTGGAGATACTCACTCAGGTCTTTATCAAGGCGAGGAGGAGTGTCTTCACCACGCTGGGAATAGTATTGAGGACCATAAACTCCCACCACACCAGTATTATCCCAGCGGTCATCAGTCCAGCAGCAGGACATATCACCACCATCAATCAGTTCTTCAGCAAGAGACTTACCATTGTAATGAGTCTTCAGGATGCGACCCAACCACTCAGGATAACCGTCCCAGTGGTGATAAACAGAGAGCACAGAACCGTCTTTAAGTTCAAGACCGATGCGAGCACGGGTTGCCATTGTACTGAAGTAATGTGTGGGTGGGGTGCCGATCTCCCCTACAGCAGTGAAGGATCTTACCTATGACCTATCCCGTTGTCGGGTGGTTTCGCTAGGAGGGTTCGCTTCTGAAGTTATTATAGGGGCAGAGCAGGGGCAGAGACAGGGGTAGTGTGCCACCTTCTCAACTGGCACAGTTAGTCACTAAGATTTCATTATCTTCTACTTGTTTTCTGCCTTCTGCCTTACAATTCAATCTACGATCCAGTGCAAAGGTATGTTGAGTATAATCTTTGTAGAGATCACGAATAAACTCACAATTAGAGTTGGCAAGCATAAACTTCACACCATTCTCATTCAACTTATCACAAAACTCTTTCAGTTCAATTTGTTGTTGTGAACCAAACTCTTCTGAGGTATAAGATGTAAAACTAGAGGTGGCAGATAGTGGTGCATAGGGTGGATCAAGGAACACAAAATCACCAGCACTAGGAGTTATATCTTGATACGATTGATAGGTTATAGTAGCGTCTTGCAGAACGTCATGACAAAGACGAAGCAGTCCATTGTCAGAAATATCTTTCTTCAGAGAATTGCCAAGGGGAACATTGAACAAATTATCACCATTCACACGATAAAGTGCATTAAAGCATGTGGCGTTTAGATACAAGAAACGTGCAGCAATCTCTGCTGGTGACAGCACATCAATAGCGTCAAACAGTTTCTTATAACGACGGGGTGCAATCTCTTCCCTGTCATAGTTACGAATCTCATAGTAAAACTCTTTACAATGACGAACACTCATGTACTTGAGGATCTTTACAACTTCCTGATATTCTGTTGTTGCAATCGTCTTGTAGGTCTGAATCAGTTCTTTGTTCAGATCAGAAAGGAAATACTTTTTAGTGTTACCATACTTAGATTGTAGGTGGTAAAACATAGCACCACCACCCACGAATGGTTCATAGTAATTGTTAAACTCTGTTGGAATAATAGGAGCATACTTATCCAGCAGTGAACGTTTTCCACCAACCCATTGAATAAAAGGTGAGGCAGTCTTCACACCTTGTTTTGCCTTTGGGGTTTTTACAATCTCTTTCGAGATAACAAATTCAGTGAAGATCATTTAATCAGGACGTGAAGGTGTTCTACTACTTTTGCTTGTTGTGGACTGTTAGTATTTGACTTGTATCTTTTGTGTTCCTTTTCTTTCAGATCATACTTACCATACTTGGACATAATCTCTTCAATCTCAGAGAAAGAAAGAATCCCCTCATTGTTGTACGAAACAAAGATATACTTGTAGTCTGCATTTGCAATTAAATTATCAAATGCGTCGGCAACCTTTGCCTTCTGAGAATAGGAAGATTTATTGTAGTCACCCAGAGCAGTCTTTGACTCCTCCTTAATTACAAAATCATTATAATTTACGATATAGTTTGGAACATGATAGTTTGCTCCATACTGTCTGCTATTGTATGGGGGATCAAGATAAAGAATATCACCAGAGATTTCTTTAATCAGAGTGTTAGCGTCTTGCTTGTAGACTTTACCTACGGCACCTTTCGTATGCTTATAGGAAGAGAGTTTCATATTCTTTGACGATCTGCCATTGAACTCTTTCAAATAAGCACCATAAACACCAGTAGTATTTGCATGGCAGTCTGCACTCTCGATCAAAGAACAGAGAAAGAAATAATACTGATCTTCAGTGATAGGAAGTCTATCAATCTCTTGACGAATGGCGTCAATGCGTTGTGCATTGTACTCTGTAAAGAACATTCTACCACCAGCAGGTGACAGAGTATTGTAGAACTTACCCTTTACGTTAGGAATCTCATTCAGGTGTTTGATTAGTTCTTCACTCTCAAACTCTTCATTGTTCCCAACATAGTTACGGGACAAAACATAACTGTAATCTTCTAGATCGTTTGCAATTACACTGGCACAATGCTGTTTGAAGTAACGAGCAACTGTACCAGATCCAGAGAACAAATCACAAAGATTTGCGTTAGAAATATCACCACAGACAGAGAGAATCTGTTCGTGAATAAAATCAAGAAGTTTTGTTTTGTTACCGATATATCTCACTTTACCTCCACAGCATTTTGATTATAGTTCATAACATAGTTCTCTGTCAAGTTGAACAGAACTTCAGGTTCTTTGTTATATTCACCGAAAGTGCAGAGATACTTCTTCACTTTCACATTGTTACTCATACGAGAAACAAACTCTTTCTCAATGAAAGTATCGAAAGAAGGATCGAGAACTTGAACCATACCTTTCTTGTAGTTCTTAGAAGTTTCACCCTCAACAACCATAAGAGTGTTGTTATCCTTATCGAAGGCAACAATATCAGGAATACCATTGGTTTTCTTCGCTTGGAAGAACTCACCATTGATTTCAATATAGGATTTACCACACCCTGCATGGTTGGTAAAGTTAATCTCCAAACCCTTTTGAATAAAGAGTTGTTCTAGAACCATACTAGCGTTCTTCTCACCAGTTTTAGTGTATTCCCAATAAGGTTTCTTGAACACATTCTCATTGCGTTCAATAACAACATTGGTATCATCCATAACTGCATTTACACCAACAAACTTCAACAAATTGATAAGTTTGTTGTTCTTACGATTGAAATAAACTTCATCACGCCCGTGCTTAACTACGTTGATAACTGCATTGGGTTCGAGTTTGCGAACAACGTATGCACGAGAGGCAAGATAACCCTCACCAGGATCATGATTACCAGAAGATTTATAGAGATTTACTTGAATATCAAACTCATTATCTCCAGTTTGGAAAACACGAGAAGGAATACCAGAACCCTTACGCTTCTTACTCTCCGCAACAATAACTTTCTCGATAGAATCATACTTGAAAGGAACCTGATATTCTTTCCAATCAGAACTACCATATTGTGCAATCACAACCTCAACACCAATGAAGTTCATGGTTGCAAAAGCACAATCATGAACGTGACTGAAACTATCAATGGTTTCAGTAATAGTGCTGTGATTGTTGATAAGGTATCCACAACGAATATCATATCCATACTTCTCTTTCAGAGCAATCATCTTGGGAGCACGTTGATCGCTCATGTTCCCAGATTCATTACCCAGATTCTTAGTTGCTTCGAGTGCTGCCTGAGGTTTAGAATCAATCTCAGGGGGATTATCACCCTCAAAGAACATGTAATCTACAAAACTATTACCTGCACTGGAAACAACAGAGTAATAGATCTTATCGTAGGTATCAGTAGAGAATCCAACAACCTCAAAGAACAGGTTGTTATCAATACTCAGATTCTGGTAAGATACCTTGGAAAAATCAACTTCAATGGGTTTTCGAATAAACCAGGAAACCGCAGTAAGAATCTCATGAGAGGGAGACTCTTCACCAAGAATGTAGAGGTTCATTGTTCCGTTGCTTACCTAGGTATTATATGGCATGAAAAAGGGGCGTTGCCGCCCCCATGTGACACTTATTGAAGTGGCACACTCAGTCGTCATAAACTCTACACTCAGACGCATCTGGGTGAGTGTCGCAATACAACTCAAGTGGTGTGGGATCGTGTGATTCGCCAGGGTGGTTTTCTTTATATGTTTTCAGTGCTTCCAACTCTTCTTCAGTATGACGACGTGATTGTGGAGAAATAGTCGGGTCATTCAAAAGATCCTCATCCTTTTGAATGTGTTGGTCGATGTTTTCCATAGTTTTGTAACAGGATAATACTTATTTATTTTATTGAGGAGCGTTAGATTCTTTACCTTCAAGAGTTCTTACCATAAGTTCAGCAAACTTTTCCATTTTTTGGGCAGAAACTGTCTGTGGAGCATATGTAATTGCCTCTTTAAGAGCAACAAGTTCATTCCACTCTTCTTGAGTGAGAACTTCAGATCCAGTTTTTGCGAGAGTCATGAATGTCTTGCGTTGTGTCCCAATGTTAGCAGACGCTAACTTAATATCTAGGATACTTAATGATTTCTTTGGGATTGGGTTACAGTTCTTAATCGTTGAAGAAAGACCCAAACATTCCAGAGTCTCCAGGTTTGCGATTC